GGGCAAGGACAACTGGCGCAATTATCCCAGGGCAATGTTGCGTGCTAGGTGCGTCTCTGAGGGTATCAGATCGGTCTATCCAGGCTGCGTTGTCGGTGTCTACACGCCTGAAGAAGTACAGGATTTCCAGCCTCCCAGACAAGAACAAGCTGCTGTACCACCGTCTCCAGTTGAGATCATTAAAGAAGTGGTTAAACAACAATTAGACGCAGAATGGCCTCTATTCGTTCCAAATTTAGAAGAGGCACACAGTGCCCACCACACGCCAGAAGAGTGGATAGAGGCTTATGCGGGGCTTGTAGAGCGTATTAACGGCAGTGCAAAGCTGAAAGTACAAGAGAAGACAGACAAGATCATGTCTTTGTACGTTTGCAACCAGATGGTTGTAGACAAGTTCAGCGCACACCAACGCATTTTGCTCAGAAGTGCTATTGCCCAAGCTGGTGTAGACCCAGCAACTCACATTCCCACAGACGCAGAAACCATAGATTTATAAGGAGAAAACCATGCCATATGAAAAGAAACCAGCCGTAGGTGGCTATCCAGAAACCCCAGGTAAGGGTGTCATGTACTGGAATGAGGTAGCAGACCGAAAACATGAGATGTCACCAGACTATTCTGGTTACGTTCTCCTAGAAATGGACTACAAACGGGGTGAAAAACTGTATCTTGGTGCCTGGAAAAAGGACACCTCTAGAGGCAACACCCTACTCAGCATTAAAGAAGACAACTGGCTAAAGAAGAAACGTCTGCAAGAACAGGGTATCAAGATGCAAGACCGTGAGGTGACTCCTGGTTACGCTAAGGTTCACAAACCCCGTGATGAAGACGATTCAATCCCCTTCTGATGGTTACTAAGAAGATCAGCCCCACCCAGCGGTCTCTAGCCTACCTCAGAGAGGAAGGTTATCTAGTGTCTATAGTCGAGCATTGGAATCCATTTGCACGCATTAGACAGGACCTGTGGGGGTGGTGCGATCTTCTGGCGATCAAAGACAATGAGGTGCTGGCGGTGCAAGTGACTGCCAGCGCAGTGTCTACAAGAATCAAGAAGATACAAGAAAGTGAGACTGTCTCATGGGTCAGGAAAGCCAACATCAAGATACACGTCCACGGCTGGAGGAAGTCTTTGAAGACGGGCAAATATGTTCTGAGAATAGAAGACATCTCGTGAGATTTATTAACATGAGTCTACAAGAGCTGTGGACACTAGCTTACTCAGAAGGGTTCAAAGACGGTCAAAAAGAGGGACGTTAGCTCAGCTGGTAGAGCAGCGGACTTTTAATCCGTTTGTCGTGGGTTCGATCCCCGCACGTCCCACCAAACATAGCAGTGGATGCGAACTCTGGGGCAATCCCAGGAGTTAGGACAGGAGCTGGCATACCCCTGTAATCCACAGTATGCCTTTTCTAACTAAACAAGGAACAAATCATGGCAACTCGCAAGAAAAAAGAAGTCGTAGAAGTAAAACCTGAGAAGAAAGAGAAGAAGACAAACGTGTTTGTGGCTACCCCTATGTACGGGGGAATGTGTACAGGCTACTTCACCCAATCCCTGATTACTCTGGGTCACACACTGCAATCTAACGGCATTAGCATGGGGTTCTCTGCCATGTTCAACGAAAGCCTCATACAGCGGGGTAGGAACGCTTTAGCGCACACGTTTATGACGAACAAGCAGTACACCCATCTGATGTTTATAGACGCTGACATCAAGTTCAACGGGGCTGACCTGGTGAAGATGATCCAGGCAGACAAAGACATCATCTGCGGTATCTACCCCAAGAAAGAAATCAACTGGGGAGGCGTTGCACAAGCAGCTGCTGAAGGTATACCTGTTGACCAGTGGAAGAATAGAACAGGTAGCCTAGTGATCAACTTAAAAGACTATCAAGGATCAGTTACTGTGCCTGTGGACAAGCCTGTGGAAATCTTTAATGGTGGCACAGGGTTCATGTTGATCAAGAGAAGGACTTTTGAACGCATGAAGAAGGTGGTCAACAAGTACAAGAATGACGTGGGTTTTATAGGCCAAGGCGTAGAACAACAAGAGTGGATCACAGAATACTTTGCCTGTGCTATTGAACCAGGCACAGAGAGACTGCTGTCTGAGGACTATTTCTTCTGCTGGAAGGCTAGAGAGGCAGGACTAAAGGTTTGGGCAGCACCCTGGGCGCAATTAGGGCACTTTGGGACGTATTTGTTTGAAGGTGGACTCTTACCAGCTCCTTAACGACAACCCCATCTTTTACGGGCAGCACGCCCTCTTTCTCCAGTCCAACCAGAACTACGAGCACAAAATGATTTATGCCTTGGTCCTGACTTTTGGGGTGCTTTTAGCTTGCTCCCTGTTGCTTTGTTGTATTTTGCTCGTCCTTTGGCTGTCAAGCCTCCCCCTTTGGATACTGGGAGTTTCTCTCCTCGGCCTACTGATAGGTTTGGACCTGACTTTCTAGGCATATAAACGTGTGCCATTGCGGTCAATTATGAGCCGTTGTAGTCTAGGTTTGTCATTAGGACTATTAGGCACAGATATATGAGTCCAACGATCAAACTCACGAATAACTTGGTCATACTGTAGGTCACTCCCAATAATAGCTTTGACTACCTCGTCTGGGGTCATGCCAGGCACTCTTAGGTCAGCAGCGCAACCCAGCCTATGCTGAGAGGTGTTTTTTGATCCACAAGCATTGTTCACGGCCTCTGACCGAAATGCGCTGTTAACCATGATCGGCTTGCCACCCAGCACTGTTTTAACTTGCTCCAGAAACTCAGCCAAGCGCATGAGATTAGCTTTTTCGTATTCGCTAGGTTCATTTGTAAACTCCCTGTGGTCTGTGACCGTAAGTTCTTCCAGCGTGAAGTGTTCGGTAAGTAGTGTCATTTTGTGGGGGTACTCTGGTGAAGAAGTGCATCTTTGTTCTGGCTAGACGCAGAACTCCCAAAATAGAAACTAATCACTCCCGTCCAGGCAGTCCCCAGAGAACCCAATAGGAGCATCAAGGCATCACTAGAAGTCACTTTGCCTGTCATCATACCCACTAGGATACCAAAGAACCCCAGAGTGATGATTAGAGCCAGCAGGGGAGGAATAAAAGACTTGGTGGTAGTCTGCATATCCCTAGCAGACTTTCTGTCTTGTACAGCCAGTTGCTCAAAGTCTAGGTTCATCTCTTGAGCCTTGGCCTTTAACTGGATCTCTGCAGCCTGAATGCTGGCTATCTGGTCTGCGGTGAGTTTGCCTGAGTTGATGGTGTCTTGTACGGCACTAGGGTCAACCCCTATAGCCTTGGATACGGCCTCCACAGCAAGGCCAGCGAGTGGACCGCCTAAGCAACTGGCAATGGTAGGGGCTATGCTTTCAATCCAACTCATTTAATACTCCCATCTTTACTCTTTTGATAGTCAACATGAATAGCATACATGAGGGCAGAGAAGACGATCAAGAGAGATAAACAGCCAGCCAATAACGCTCCACGAACTTGCCATTTGTCGATAAACTGCCGTCTCTTTCTGGCAGCCTCCTCAAGGGCTTTTTTTGTTCACGCTCGATCTTTTCTCGCTCTTTTCGTACAACTTCCCGCATCTCTACAAACTTACTCCAGAGACCAGGCATACCTATTTGATAGATGATCATCTCTCTAAGATCGGTCTCCATCTGCTCCAGCTGTTGCTGGCGTAGGATGCGGTTCATGGCCTCCTCGTTGATAGACATACCTTTGCTTAGAGGCTTATTCTTTGCCTCCTTCTCGGCCTCTTTAAACGATTCCTGGTGGGTAAAGAACGCACCTAAGTTCTTACCAATGTCACCCACAATGTCGGACACGTCTTTACCATCCTTTTTAAAGTCCTGGTAAAGATCAATACACTCTCGAATACCCGCATGAGCAGCCTTGCACGCTGCGAATATTGTCAGCGGGTCCACTTATAACCCCTCTCCTGGCGTGATGTAGGCTTCAACAGCACCCGATGCACCAGTGTCAGTAATGTAAGCTACATACACGGGTTGTGTAGGACTGCACTGCACAGCAGTAATTGTCCTGTTCATGCCAGGCACAATCACAATACAGTTGCTAGGTGACCCGTTGGCTGGGGCAGAGACGGTCACGTTTGCAGCCGTGCTGATGTTGACGTAGACGGGATAACCACCAGTACCTGTTGGCTGGTGACTAGACAACAAATACTGGTTGGTAGGCGAAACCGTGGTGATCTGGATGGTTTGTGACGAGGACGTAGCGTTAGCCTTGTACGTCATTCCAGAGGCTTGGAACGCAATATTGTTAGCCATTAGTAAACCTTTCCACCACCACCAGAGGTAGGTGACTTCTTGGTGTTGTAACTAGGCGTGCCAGAGAAGTCAATCACTGACCTAAACCCGCCCATAGGCAATGTGCCAGGTGTCCATCTTTCCATGCCAACAGACCCGTCACGGGGTAACTGGGGACGCACAGACTTGGCAATCTGTTGGTTTACCTCATGGGGTCTCTGGTGCTTAGAGTTAGCCATGTTGCTGTTTTCATAATCAGCCTTGGGACTCATAGGGTTCTTGTTGCGGTTGCTGCTTGGCATGACTAACCTCCTTGTTCTTTACAACTAAATAACTGAATAACACAAATATAGCAAGTGTTGCTACCCTTGTCCAATCACCCGCCCACAACGTGTAGGACGTTAATCCACACGCCATTAGCAGTGCCAGAATCGTGATTAAACGATCTGAAATAACCTTTAACGCTAACGTGATCAATGAGACTTTATCCATAGAACCCCCTTAAAAAGCTCTATTATGCCTCGTTTTCCTCGTCTTCTAATCCCATAAACCCACTACCCCACTCGTCATCTTGCATCTTCATCTTGATCGCCTCTAACTTCAGGGCACGGTCTATAACCTTGGTCTTGTCGGTAATGGTTGCAGTAGGGTCTACCATGACCGCTTTTAGCATCTCAGAGATGGCGTTTTCTAGAGCTGGGTTAATCCCCTTGTCTTTCTTCTTGGTCATAACTTAAACCCTAGTTTTTCAGCCTCTTTTGCCTTTTCTCTTACCAGACTTTTTTGATTTGCGAGCCGATGACAAAGCGATAGCAATAATTTGCTTGCGTGGACGGCCTCCTTCTTTTGTGAGTTTGCTAATGTTCTTGGATATTGTTTCACGGCTATTACCTTTTTTGAGTGGCATGATGATCTCCTATTTACCGCCTAAAATTCTGACTGCTTCCCACGCACCGTATCCCAGACTGGAATACTTGGCTGCTAAAACAGCCATACGTTGTGCCCGTTGTTTGCCTTCAAACTTTGCCTCAACATCTGCAATTTGACGCTCAAGATCAGCAATTTGAGCTGGTGACGCAAGGTCCTCTTTCTTGAGTTTCTGTGCAAACTGCCTGGCTAGACTGCCAACTTTACTTGGATCAGCGTATTCCATTGCAAAGGCTTGTGACTCTAGTTCTCTAACCTTGTTGATAGCATCACGCAAATTACCTTTGCCAGCAGTCTTGAGACGTTTTCTCATCTCTTCAGCAGACTTACCCTTGGTCTCTGCCTCTAGCAACTGCTTAACGTAATCCTCGGCACGTTGACGTAATCCTGGTACAGCATTCATCCAGTCTTTATTGTTCTTATCTGTCACCCAGTTCTCAGCCTCTTTTGCTGTTTTCTTGGCAGACAACTCGTTGATAACGTGCTGATTAGCATATTGAGCCACCTTGTTGGTGTCCCCGTCTAGTAGGTTGGTCAAGTCTTCAATGCCTTGTTTGCTCTGGAAGAATTTTTTAGGTGCGTTTACTGGGTCTGCAGCCAACTGATTTACGTCATATTTTTGTCTAGCAAGCACTGCTTTTGCACGTCTGCTCTCTTCTGGATACAGGCGTTCTGACATGGCCTTGTATGTCTGATCTGCTTTACGCAAACCATCATCCCAATTAGCAATAGATTCTTCTAGTGACTTAGCCACAGCCTTGGCACGGCCTTTTGTGATGGCCTCAAAACCTTGTGGCGGAAAACCTCTCTCAGCCTCTCTGAGTTTACGCAACTGCTCCACGACAACTTTAATGTCAGCTGGTGCATATATTGGATCACCAGGCACTTCAACAATACCTTTTGCTGGGTCATAGACTGATTTTGTCCCACGTCCAATAACTTTACCCCGCAACTCACCAATGATGTTTTTGATCTCGGACTCTTCTGCAGAACTAACATTGGTGGTGTCAGACGTTTTAATCTTGTTTTCTAGGGTTGTAAAGAAATTTTGGCCTGACGGTGACGTTTGCCAGAAATCTCCATTTGCCTGTTTTGCCCGTGCTGAATCAAATGCAGCCGTATAAGTCTGGTCAGCCAGAGTCACACGTTGTTGACGATTAACATCACTCACACCCTTGATGTCATTAACCAGGCTTGATCCTGTTGTAGACGGGTCTTGCGGTCTGCCTAGTTGTGCCTTTGCCTGTGCTGCCTGTTGTTCTGCTGTTTGCACTTCTTGTCCAGCACGCAGTCTTGCCTGGCGTTGTTTACTGACCAATTCTCTTCCAGACACTCTTTCTTGTGCTGCTAATTGTTCTGCTAATGTTTTTGCTGATGTTTGTAAACCACCCGCAGCCTCTCTGAATGGTGAACCCGTTAAGGCTTTTGCACCCTTTACTAATGCTTGTCCACCTTTTGCCAAACCAGCTGTTCCCAGTCCCAAACCCATCTCTGTAAGTTGTTTTGCAGCCTCTGCCTTTTTCGGTGAAACACCTTTTCTTTCCAGAACTGTTTTAACCGCCTCACCACCCACGCCAGTCATACCAGCAGCTGTAGTGGCTGTTGTTGCGCCAGTTAATGTTTTAGGAATAACCGCTTCTGCAAACCGTTCAAAATATGGTGCTAATTTTGTACCCGTAGAACCAAATCTGGCAGCACCAGCAAGCAAACCCACTTCTGGAACCATCTGCGCTGTTTGCAAAAAGGACTCCATAAACTTAGGTTCACCAGCCAATTCACCTTTTAACGGTACAGTCTTTTCCCCGCCAGTAGGAATTTGTGCAACATCACTGGCGTATTCTCTTTTGGGTGCGGGAGTGTCATCAGGGGCGTATTCTCTGGTCATTTTTTATCCCTGTAAAACTTGCCATTTTCAAAGCCATAGTCATACTTGTCAGGTTCATATGACCCAAAACGTCTAACAGCTTCTGCTTGTAAGTCTTGACTTGGTGCTGTTGAGGTTGTAGAAAATGCTTTTTTTGCATCATCAGTTAAGAACTTGTCAAAGTCTTTCTTACCAGTACCCGCCTCATATTGTTGTTTAGACGCATCCAAACGTCCCTTGATCAATTCTTTTGCAACGTCAATAGCACCTTGCAACTGTTCTGGTGAGTTAGCAGCACTAAAGTTAGCAGCGGCCTCTTCACGTTCTTTCACGCCACCACCAGCTCTTGTGATTGTGTTAATAATCTCAGTGGCAACAATTTGCTTAGCAGTGTTGAAATTGGTGACATTGTTTGCACCAAATTCAGTTTGCAAGTAATTTAAACCCCTATTTGCAAGTCTAGCATCACCATTCTGCAAACCTTTTGCATACTCTTCTAGTGACGCTAAGTGACCAGCAACTGTATTAAACGACTGCAACTGCTTTGTTCCCTGTCCTGTAGTCCAGTATCTGTCTGCAGCACCAGTTGTTTTGTACTCATTCTCGTTATAGGATGGGTTAATTACCCGTACTTTTGCAAGAATAAGGTTACGCAATTTATCCCGCAAAGCTGGGGGGGCTTGTGAATAGCTGGCAATGGCCTGGGCAGCATCATTGATACTTGTGTCGGTCAGTTGACCAGCCTCTGCTTTTGCTTTTTCTTGAGCCATTCTGAGTCTTGTAAATTCAATGCCCAGCTTTTGCTCTTCTCTGACTCCCCTTTTTAAGGCTTGATCTTCTTCAAATTTAACGTGAGCAGCAGACGCAGATTTTTCCTCTAGCTTTTGTGTTCTAGCCAGGTTGTCCTCATTCATCTTGTAGGCTTGCTCTGCCAACTTGTAAGTGGGCACTAACCCTTGCTTTTCCAAATAAGGCATGAGGGTGGTAAAACCGTGCTTGGCAATGCTGTCTCTAGCCTTGGCAATGCCTAGCTGAGAATCAACTGCTGCGGTATCTGCAGCGTCTTTTAACTCGTTTCTGAGTTGCTCTATAGACTTAGAAAGCACCTTTTGATTTTCGTCAAAGATGTCTTTTTCTTTCTTGTATAAATCATCACGGCCTTTTTGGTGGCCTTCTAGCATACCGTTCATAGCAGACATAGCAGCCTGGGCATTGTTTTTCCCCCTACCACCTACTAAAAATCCAAGTAAGTTAGTGGTCACAAACAAAGCAGTAAGATCGTCTGTGGTTTCTTTGGTGGGTACAAAAGGTTTTGACTGCTCGTCTAGATGTTTTTCTAGCTTTGCTTTCAAGTCTTCTGGCACTCTTTCTTTGGCATACTGTTCTTTTGCGGCCAATTCAGCACCAGCCATCTCTTGTTCACCATACAGCTTTTCTTTCTTCTGTGCTGTTTCCATTTCACTCTCGGACTTGGCAGCCTTCATCACATCTTCTTGTAAAGACGTTCTTGTTTCTTCTGGTGTTTTAGGTTTTGCAGGAGCAAGGTCCTGTAACCCAAACGCCCCAAATGTGCCTGATCCTAATTTGCCTAGTGTGGTAGTCATATTAACCCCTTATTGTTGAGGTGTAGGAGTTGTTGCTGTTGTGCCACCAGGCAAACCACCCGCCAGTGTTCTCGCTACGTTCATGGCGTAATTGCTCGTAAGAGTATTGACATACTGATCAGCCTGTACACCAGCTTGAATAGCACCTTGAGCAATCTTGTCACCCACAGACTGCAACTGTAGACCCAAATTGAGTTGACTAGACAACAGTTGCTGCTGTAGTGCGTTGATTTGGTTCTGGGCTTGCATACCGCCAACACCGCCTCTAGTCGCAATATTCTGCGCTGCCTGTGCTTGTGCAGCCTGAAGAACTTGCTGGTTGGCGGGCGTGAGTTCACCACGTTGTGAGGCTGCCAACAACTGTTGACCTTGCTGTTGATAAGGTGCTGCCTGTGCCTGTAAAGCCTCTTTAGCAGCCTGACCTTGTGATTGTGCTGCCCTGACCTGAGATGCGCCTAAAAGAGCCTCTAGACCGCTTATGCCTAGTTTAGCCTTGGTAGCGTCTGACATACCGCCAGCGGGTGGTGCGCCTACTTCTGGCCCAGGTGCAGCAAGAGTTGATGCTGTTTTGCTTGTGATGTCGTAAGGAGAAGGACCAGATGGCGTTGTAATTGACGGTGTTACGTCAGACGGCAAGGCCAAACTGAGTTGACTAGGTGTCCCCAGTCTAATGCCTGGTTGACCTCCACCACCTCCCCCGCCAAACAAACTGTATTCTGATGGCGCAGCACTAACTGATGTTTCTGCGGGTGCTGGTGCAGCAGAAATAGTGTCACCACCGCCACCAGTTGCAGTAGATATAGGCCCAATATCTGGTTGAACCTGTTGTCCTGTTTGCACAGGTTGATCAAATCCTAGAGTGTTTTCACCAGTAACATCAATAGGTTCAAACGAGGGAATACCCTCATCTGTGATGCGTCCAGAGCCACCTCTTTGCTTGAGAACCTTTGCTTCTTCTGGAGAAATGTAGGCCAGCATATGCCCTGGAGGAGCTTTCTTTTGCAACAGGCGTGCAATCTGTTTTACGTCTGTGCCTAGTTTTGTCAGGTTTCTGAGTGCTGTAGCCATTTATATCCCCAATGCTGATGATAATGCCCCGTAATCGGGCGTTCCCTCTGCCTCTTCTTTTAACTTCAAAGAGGCCACGTTCCAGACGGGTTGCTGTTGCTGTCCTGATTCTACAGAAACACCCCCACCACCGCCACCTATGCCCACTGTCTCGCCAGTAGTGGGTAGTGATCCACCAATTTTAGAGATATTAGCCAACGTCTTTGGCACGTTACTCTCTACAAATACGTCAGGCTTAAAAGTTGGATAAGGTGTTTTTTCTGTAGATGGACCTGTTGGTGCTGATGGTGTAGACAATGTTTGACTTGTAGGTGATGTTCCTAGCAAGGTGGTCACAGCAGATGGTGAAATAGGAGACGTTGTTGTTGCCGTAGGGTAAACAGGTCCTGCGGGCACTTTTGGCGTTGCAGGTCCTGCGGGCGCAGCTGGAGAACGTGGGCTTGATGATGCGGGTGGCGTATCGGGTGCGTATGTACCCACTGGTGCTATCGCTGTTTGTGCGTTTGGCCCTGTCACTGCACCAGTAGAAGGTATGTTTGCTGGCCCTGTGAGGTTTGTAGCTGATGGATATGTTGTAGGCTTTTCTGCAGGTGCAGCGGGGGTCTCTGGACTTGTATTGATTACATCTTGTGGCGTTTGATTTGTAACGCTACTTGGAATAGCTGCATTTGTTGTTGTGTTGTATGCAACTGTTTCACCAGGTGTTAACGGGACAGTACTAGAAATTGGTAACGGGTTTCCATCTGCGCCTACTACAAAAGTAATTCCACTGACTGGATCTGAGCTGATCACTCTAGATGCAACAATAGTTACTGGTGGCAAAATATAATTAGGTACACCAGAAGGGCTAATAAAGTCTGTACCCGTCACAGCCTTGTATTCTGCTCGCAAAGAGTTGTAGCTAGGGTCTGTTCCTGTAGGATCATTAGCCAACTCTGTAGCCATTTGCGTTACAAAAGTGGGCAAAGATGACGTATAGGCGTAGGTGTTGTAATACTCGTCTACAGACTTACCCGCCTTCAGTGCGTTGATCATGTCACTACTGGTCTTACTAGCAACATTCTGCAGCGCAGCTTGTTCTTCTGCTGACAAGTTTGGGTTAATAGGAGTCTTGTCAAAAAAGATAGGGTTTATCTTTGATGGATCACTAATCGTTAATGTTTTAACGTAATTAACTGCCTCTGGGTCTGTCGAGGTGGTACTTACAGAGCCTGTTTGCTGATTGTATGTAACAGGAATGTTTACGGTTGTGCCGTCTGCAGCAATAAAGGTTGTAAACAAACCATTTGCTGTTTGAGTAATCTGACCTGGTTGAAATCCACCAGAAGGTAATTCACCTGGCACATCAGAAGTTCCAGCAACATTGGTTCCTTGTGATAGGTCAATCACAGTCGCATCTATAGTTGCTACATTTTGTCCTGTAGGCAATACAGATGTTGTTCTGGTAGCTCCACTGGCTGCTCCCGTCAATCCAGACAAAACAGTTCCACCCGCTTGTGTTTCTCCACTGACATAACCGCCTAGTGCATTAGCCACGGTAGGACTTGCACCAGCATATTGTGCGGCAGCTGACGTACCCGCACCCAGAGAACCTGCTAATGCGTTTTGTACAATTTGATTGGGATTACCACCCGCAACAAGAGTTGCAGCAGCACCACCCGCAGCAGAACCCGCAATGTTTGCCAACAATGCTGTTGTAGAAGACGGCACAGGAGGCGTTGGCGGTGCAGGAGGAGCTGGAGGAGCACCTGGTGCTGGAGGAGCACCTAATGCTCCTGCAACTTCTGTTGAAACGTAAGTTCCTGTGGCTGCCACCGCAGCAGATTTTGCAATATTTTCTGGACTTGCACCATTCATGGCTGCCACCGCAGCACTAGAAATGGCAGAAGTTGCAACATTGCTCAACCCTAAATCCAAGTATTCTGGACCTAGCACAATAGCCACCGCTATTGTCTCAATAATAGGAATAGGGTTTTCTATGGCAGTAGTAACCACCAAGTTAATATCACTAGCAACATTGCTGACAAAGTTGCCGACTTGAGTTGTTACGCTGTTGACTACATTACTCATGGTACTTGCACCACCGCCATCATTTGACCGTTGGGCATAGGCTGCAGTTGATATTGCAAACCCGTCATTTTCAGTATTTTTTCAACTTGTGGGTTGTTCATCTGGAACTTGACGTTTTTAAACTTAGCCACCTTCAGAGCTTTAGCAAATTGCTTGATGCTGTCCACCAGATCTCTAGGATTGTCTGCCGTGTCCATAGACATATCTATGTTCCCGTTGCCTAAGTTATAGTAAGAAAACAAGGTGTTATTAGCACGCATGACCCTAAACTTAGGGTCTTTCTTAACCAGACTTGCCATAGCAGCATGAATACGCTTGGGGTCTTGTCTAGACCCTTGCATACTTTTTTCCAATATTTGTATAGGTTCAAGTCTTGTTGCCATTACTGCACCTTTAGACGTTGTGCTATTTGCTGGTGAATATCCTGGTGAACCCCGATCCAGTCATAGAAGTCATCTTCCACGTTCCAGTCAGCGTCTAGTAACTGAAAAGGGTTAGCTAAGTTCAGTATCTTTGCCAGGGACTCGTGCATCTGGTTATGGATCAGTAGCCAGTCATCGAGGTTGTCTGGATTGGCCTGTTCTATAGGATAGAAAGGTGTAGCAATGTTGTTGCGGTTTAGCGTCTGCCAGAAGAGTCTGTGCTGCTGGAAGTTCTCAAAGACGAGCCTAGAGAGTCCCTCCACGTCACCAAACTGTACATAGGCTAAATCATTTTGGTTCATCAGGCTTTCTCCAAAAGTTATCCCTGATCAACAAATAAGTCTTTATTACAGTGTAAACAAGAGTAGCCAACAACACCATAGTAGACAGCGTGATGTGTCCCACTACCGTCCCTACCCACATAATGAGTAAATCTAGGAAAGTAATGTTGTGGTTGTCATCGTTCATCTTAAACAGCATAGTAAGGCACTTTTACCACTGTGCCGTTGAGGTCAACATCTATGTATCCAGCTGGTACAAGCATCATGCTAGAGTTAGAAAAAGTAGCACTAGCAGCAGTGGTAGCAGCCACATTAGTAGACGTAACATTGATTGTCCCTGTTGTGATGGTGACGTTAGCCATAGTCACATTGCCTAGAGTAGACACCGTGCTACCCAAGGCCACCACCGTGTTGCCTATGGTCGCACTGTTGGCAGACAAGTTGCCTGACGGGAATGTACCGCTTTGTATGGTGACGTTGGCTAAGGTGAGATTACCCACATTAGACGTTGTACCGCCCAATGTAATTGTGGCATTCCCTAGTGTGGCAGAACTGTTAGACAGAAAGTTATTAGGAAAAGTGGTAGCAACGCTAGAAATAGTAGTATTTGTTAGCGTTACATTACCTAAACTTGTTACAGTTGAACCCAATGCAACTGTGGTATTACCAATAACAACGCTATTGCTAGAAAGGTTGGCAGAAGGGATTGTTCCACTCTGAATGATGACGTTGGCTAAAGTAAGGTTGGCAAGGTTAGCAGTTGAACTTCCTAACGCAATTGTTACGTTGCCAATAATGACGTTGCTGTTGGCAAGTCCAGAATTAGGAATGGTCAAAGATGCTGTGACGTTGGCAGTATTGTTGGCGTAGAGGTAACCTGTTGCCGTTGTGATGGACACATTTGCAAAGGACTCTGTAGTGCCTCCTAAAACTCTTTCCCAGACTGTGCCGTTAAAGATAGCCCAGTCACCCACAGACCAAGAAGATATGCCGTCTAGCGTGGTTGTACCCGCTACAGAAACCACATAATAGTTGTTCTTAGTACCAGTGCCAGAGGCAAGCGTAGGCGAATTAGTATTGGCATTCCATGTGCCTTGATAATTCAATTGGCCTGTTGTACTTCCACCGCTGGCTGTTTTTAACATATCAGTCCCCGTCCCCAGGTGTTATATAAATAGTTGCCGTACTGGTTGTTGCGTTGGCAGTGAAGTAAGCATTGGGCACAAACGTCAATATCTCATCTGTACCAGGCAACATGGGTATGCAGTTGTTCTGAGTGCTAGTAGGTATGACACCACCAGCTGCAGCCTGTGCAGAGTTAGCACCAAACCCCAAAATAACTACTTGAGAACCAGAGTTAATGATCCTGTACTGGTTACCGCCTAATGTTGTAGACGGTACTTGTACAGGAGCTGGTGCAGTTGTAGCAGCAGTAATGACTACTGTGTTACCAGATGGGCTAAATGGTGCTGATACTGACATTAGGCACTCCAGGGTAATGCGGGTGAAATTACAGGCGGGTTAATCTGGTTTTCAATCATGCCATCCAATGCGGTCTGTGTTGCCGTTTGGTCAACACCATTTTCATAAATCCAATTCAATACCTCTGCCTGTGTCAAATTGGCATAAGGTATGTATTGTTCATTTGGGTTGTAAACAATGTTGCAAGTGCTATAAATCCTTGCGGTATAGGGGACTGTTTGCCCATTTACTGTTTGGGTTTGGTCGCTAGTCGCAACGCATTGCCAATGGGCATTGAACACGCAATCAGGTTGTGGTGTTGTTGGATATGCGTCTAGCGCAGAAATTGTCCATGTGTAAGTGTTTGCCATTTTTAAACTCCTAATTTAGCCTCTAGGGCGGTTACTTTTGCTGATAATTCTTGAATGGCTTTGACCAAAATTGGGACAAGAACAGATGTTTTAATAGATTTAGTAATATCATTAGGATTATTTGGTGATGATGTATTGTCAATTAAGGCGGGAAATACTTCCTCAAGTTCCTGTGCAATAAAACCAATTTGTTTATGGTCTGGATCAGTCTTTAAATTAAAGTTCCGCACTTTTAATTGCATAACATCTGCAAGTTTTGGAGTAGCATTAATTATGTTGTCTTTTAGTTTTACGTCAGACAAAGTACCATAACTGTTATTTACATTAACTATATTGCCATTTGAATAACAATACATTCTGTCAGAATTAGCGGAACTAACGGCTATAAGGTAAGAAGATGTGCTAGAAGTGACATTTGGTGCGTTTATTTCGAAGGCTATACCATTAGAAGCAGATGTAGGCTGAATACGCAACCCATATTGACTCGATGAAGAAATGGCACTTTGTCCACTTCTATAAGCACTTGTTACTCCCACTAACAAGTTACCGCTGGAGTCTATACGCATACGCTCGCCATTGATGCCACTAAAAATGTAACCTGTTGCACCGCTTTGATTGCCGTAAAACTGCAATAATCCAGAAGCCGCTACACGACCAATATCGTAAGTAAATTGAGCGCCTGTTACAGAATTACCAATACGGGCTTGAATATCGCTAGAAGTGCTTATATCTAGTTTTTGTCCCGGACTTGTTGTTCCAATACCTAAGTTACTTCCATCAAACGTCAGCGCAGACCCAGTAGCCAACGTACTTGTTGTAGGTGCATACACCACCGCATTTGCTGTAAATACAGAACTGTTACCCGTTCCACCTTGAGTAGCTGTAATAGGCGTAGACACACCGCTTATAGTCACATTTGCTAGTGCTACTGACCCGTTACCTATCCCGTTGACGGCCTGGTAGACGGTGGCATAGTCACTGTCAAGGTTAGACAGCGGGATAGCCGTAGTTGCATTTCCAAATGTATAGGGGACTGTGATTGGTAGTGCCATGTTAGAACCTCACTCTTAATTCATGTTCAAACTCAAATGTGTTGACAATATATCCAGCAGAATTACTGGTTATCGTTAACCCTAAATATTTACCGTACTGCTCTGCATCGCTCTTGTACAGGTAATATCCCGCCTGATTTACCCAAATTATCGTAGCAGACGCATTGTTTGTCCAACCTATAGCATTTCCAGCATTGTTAACCCACGCAATGGTGTTTGTAAGCACATAGACGGGGCTAGAACCCGTTTCTGAGTCCACGGTAACACTAAGAGTCCCACCTTGCGCTAAAGTCGCTTCTATAGCGAATTTGAGGGCTTGTTTAGTCCTGATGGAGTCACCCATCTCGTTCAATGCCGTCTGTATGTAACTGCTTACATTGCCTGTACTATCGTTGTATAACTGTTTTAATACTTTATTGTTATCAGTGCCATACAGTTTAACCTTGCCACTAAATGGCACAGAGGTCACATACTGAATGTTGCCCTGGCTAGATATGTACCACTTCTTTTCAAAGAAAATAGCCTGAATGTAGCGTGATCCTGATGGCCCTAGAGGAAAGGAGCTGTTCACATAGAAGTTAAACACCGCACAAAGAATGTTATTGAGCAGCGTCTGACCGCCAGTGACAGGTTTGGTGAAGTCAATATAGGGAAAAATACCGTCTAGAGGGTCACTGATCTTGGTGGTGGTTGAACCTACTAGGGCATACACCCCGTAGTCGTTCATAAAAAGGACTGACCTGAAGTAGGGGAAAATGGCGTATATTCTGGATGTACCTATAGACGCACTCACGTTGGTGTTGGTGAACACCGTAGCCCCTGTGGAGGTCACTTGCAAGTCAGAAAACACGTTAATGCTATCGTCCCCAAAGATGTACAAGAAGTTGTTGGCAGACAAGAGGCCCTGAATGTTGCCGTGCAAAGTGCTGTCTTGAATGTTGAACGCTACAGCAGATACAGAAGTGAAGTCTGTGGGGCTTGTAGACGCACTGGCGTACACCGTGCGCCCCTGTGCCACCCAAACACGGTTAGAAAAGGTGGCTACGTCCACTATGGGGTTTAACTGGACAGTTGCAACAAGGTTTGCACCCGTACCAGACCCACCAGAAACAACAGCTGTAGGCGCAGACGTGTAGCCTGTCCCTGGGTTATTCATAATCACTTGCGTGACTGCATTTCCAGAAACAATGGCAGTAGCGTTGGCAGCAGAGCCACCACCACCCGTGATCGTGACTGCTAAATTGCCATATTGACCATAACCTGTGCCCCCGTTGGTGACCTGGATGGACACCACACCTGTGGCAAACGTGACGAGCTGGGCAATAGCATTGGCATTAGACCCCCCACCACCTGAAATGGTGACACTGGGCTGAGACGTGTACCCGCTACCCCCGTTTGTCAGGCTTATGGAGTTCACAATACCCGTGGAAAGTGCTGCATTTGCAGTTGCGCTAGTTCCACCACCCCCAGTAATGCTCACAGCGGGAGATGTAAGGTATCCAGAGCCAGGCGAAATCACAGAAATAGCCACCACTGCCCCGCCAGAGATAGTGGCTGCAGCCGTAGCTGTGCTGCCACCCTGAACGTCAGGTGTTGCTATTGTTATGGTAGGAACAGACGTAAATCCTGAACCACCAGCAGTGACCTGAATGCTCTGCACCCCACCAGAACCAGTAGTTATTGAGGCCACCGCAGTAGCCCGTACACCATTGGCGTTGTTAGGGGAGGAAATAACCACGTTGGGGGCAGAAGTGTAGTTAATGCCTGGGTTTGTGATTGCAATACTGCCCACAGATCCCACAGGAATGAGACTAACCCCGTTCCAGTCAAATAGTCCCTTGTTGGGGTCACCCACAAACAAGTCAGTATTCTGGTATTGCGTAGAGGAAACATTGGCGTTTGACAATGTGCCTGTACTGGCAATAGTGACAAAGTTATTGGACGTTAAATCGTATGCTTGTAATGCCCCGTTATCTTCAGCCGCAACAATGTAGTCATCATTGATATTTGCAGAGGTGAGGTAGGTCACATTATTGGTGAACACCACCGCATTTGCACCGTTGGTGACGTTGCTACTGGTGGGAATAATCCGCATATTGCCAGAACCCACGGGCATGGCGTTCTCTAACCAGGAGAATTCATCCTTGTCGATGGCAGTTCTGTTGGCCTTGGTGTTAAGACCCTTGAAAGCCTTGATTACCTGGTAGGACTTCTTCTGTTCTGCGGAGGCCATGATTACCCTCCACTACTGTATGGATCTGGAATCCTTCTAGTGAACGTGCTGTTGAGTATGTTCAAGACGTGCTTGTTGTACTCTTGCTTGAAAATCTCAGCCTCACCGTAGGATTGTTCGTAAAACTTGGCTTTGTAGGCAGCGTAATACTGCACAGACGTATTCCAAGGGTCAATGATGCTGTCAGTGACGTTAGGACTATTGAGAGACAGAGCTGTGGGCAATATGTTGGTATCTACTTCAATGAAGTAAGACTGATCGGGAATGGGGGCAATGTAGATTGCTTGTTGTCCATACATACTGAAACAGATGGGTCTACCCACATAATTCTGCCAGTAACGCAATTGGGCGGTAAAGTTGGACCAAGGCAGATAACGCAGAGGAATCCTACTATTGCCCCAGTAAAGGTTAATGTTGACAACATCATAGACGTTGATACCCTGAGGTAGAGCATTAAAAGGGATGATTTCACAATTGCTCACATACTGCAGCTGGGCAGTGCCGTCTGCAAAAGGGGTGGACGGGGGAAAAGGACTAGACCCAGATGGATAGGCTGGAGCAGAACTGCCAGATGTCCCACTCTGGGTGTAGACGTAGTTAAAGATGTTGGAAAAGACGTACTGACCAGCCGTGACTGCGGTGTTGCCAGCCCATGCTGTGGGTGACACACCCGTCAGGGCGGTAGAGTTATAAGCCAGTGGAGCTGTTGTCGTTTGTAGGTTTCGTAGGCAACCCGTATCTCTGACCGTGCGCTCTCTCGCCTCGTTAATATAGGTTGTTAACTGGTTTTGCGTCCAGAAAACATTGTTAACGTCATGGAGCAAATTTTCAACTTGGCTGAGATAGTCGTTAAGCGTTGCCATTTGCTGTCCATGTTATGCTACCCGCTGTGTTTTTTCCCCTGCGCCCTTTTCAAGACGCAAGGGTACTCGAACAACAGCCGAGGGTAACGAGCTGTTTTTCCCTGGTCTTTCAGTTGTTATTTCAAACTGATCTAACTTTTTCAAACCTTCTGCTAGTTCACTGTGAAGTTGAATCCAACCCCAGCGAACTAGGATATGCTCTCGATCTGCGAGGCCATACCCAAACAACTGCACAGCCACCTCTTGGGGTAGCTCTACAGGATTATTCTTTTTAAACTCGTAAGGACCAACAGCAAGCTGTGTGTCCCCACGGTTAGTCACAAACACGTTCATTAGAACTGCACAACGTCACCGTAAACTTGGAAGTTTACAGTATTTGAATTGCCAGAAACTGTGGTCACATTCACATAAAGTGCCTGTGTCAAGTTACCAGTTATTGATGTTGTTGTGGAGTAAGGTGTTGCTATCGTCAAGTCTTGGTATCTACCCGCTGCCGTAATGTTACTCAAAGCCACGTTAGCAACTATCGCATTAGATGCGTTGCCGTCATTGCTTGTCGTAATAGTCACATAGGCAGACGAAACAGACCCTGTAGGATTGTTTACAGTAATTCTGCGAGGAATCACTGCACCAGATCCTAATGCAGCTCCTGAACTTGTCAGTCCACCATTCACTAAAGGAATAGTGCCAACTGCGTTGCCCAGGGCTGCCATAGACACAACTGTAGCTTGACCAATACGCCCATTCCCAAACGAGTCCAAATATAGCTGACTGACTGAATCGGGATTAGCCATTGTTCACTCCTTAGACGTTATTAAATGTGCCAGACACGTTCTGACCACCGTCAACAGTCAACAAAGTAACTGTAGCATTGGTAACAGAAGAGTTGGCAAACACGTTAACACCGTCAGAGAAGATCATGCCACCAGTGTTGTTCGCTAGAACAATAGAGGTTGCTGTTGCGTTACCAGCTGTGTTCACGGCTGAAGTGGCCTGAATGGTCACGTTAGCAGTGGGAAACACAATGTAAACACCAGCGGGAATGACGTTACCAACTGTGGTAGCGGGAGTAGTGGTAATCTGAAAATACGCACCAGGCGTATTAGCGACTGCACTTGCAAGGATAATTTTATTAAGAGCTAATGCCATTTTATATTCTCCTTATAGCGACAAGTAGTTGTAGCCAGTGATCTTAGACATTGACTTGGGCTTCACAGACACCAACTCAGCAATCATAAGAACAGCACCTACATAACCAATCTGCCAATTTGGTAGAGTTGATTCAAATCCTGTGAACACAAATGAACCTTGCTCGTGGATGTACAAGCTCAAGTAGTTGGTGTTGAGGAAATAAACCGTACCTTCTGGACAGTAAGGGTCTGGATAAATTGGCACACCAGCAACCATCAGTGCTCTGAATGCTGCTTGAGGGCCGTTGTTGTCACCGTCAAAGCCAGAGCCTGGGGTAATAACATATTGCTCTTGACCAACAAAGTCTTGAGCCAACAAAGTCCATGTACCAAATCCGCAGACACCGAAAGAAGGCATTTCTGCGCCCTTTTTCACTGTACCAGAGATGTACTGGAGAATGTTTTGTCTTGTGGGATTCACGTTACCAGCAGCGTAAACCTTAGACTGCCACCAAGTATAGGTAGAGCGGTTAATGTTGCCGTAAGTGGTTTGGTATGTAGCTCCACCTGTACCGTCATCCACAGCAGCGGGCAAGCCGATGAACTGTTGATTGTTGGTGGTGTTGTTGTACAAGGCCGTTGCCATTGCGTCCATCATGACGTTTGTTGCGTCATTCATACGGGCTTCAATCAGCGGAATAATTGCAGCATCTTGTTGAGCCACGCCTTCCATACCGAGGAACGGCACGGGGGAGATCATCAACTTGAGGTCAAATTCAGCGTTGTAAGCACCTTGTTGGACTGACGGCTGGGCAAAAGAGCCAGAGTAGTCAGACCACTGAGCGTTCACAAACTGTGCGCCCTGGACGGGAACAGTTACTGAAGAAACACCACCAGAGGCTTGTTGACTGTTAGCAATCAACGCAGCCATTAGTGGCGTAGAGTTATACAGTTGGACAACCAGTTTAGGAATAAACGCACGTCTTGTGACGTAGGTTAATTCTGTAAACTGACTTGACCCTGTTTGAGGCAGAATACCGCCACCAATAGCCATAGTTAGCTCCTTAAAGACGGGCATCTCTGCCCAAACAAATTACACCCTCTTTTACAAACCGATAGGACGTGTGGGTTTCCGCAAATCTGCGAAAGCACGCACGGCCTCTTGCTGCGCTGCGCCCCGTGGGTCTTTCCAATACTTACCAAGATCAAATTGGCGAATAGCACTGGGGTTGTACCCTGTAGGCGTAGGCTTTGCAGCTTGTTTCATCCAGTTGTAGTGCTCTGCAGCCGTTTCATGGTCTGCAATGCGTTTCTCCAACATCAATTTTTCTACTTGAGGCATCTCATCCTCACTCACCAACCCTTTTTTCACGACATTACGTCTGATGTTTTCAAGGTTTTCTACTGCCTCACGCTGTGAAAACTTGGCCTTTAAAGCCTCATTTTCTGCACGCATTTGAGAGATAGCTGAATTGGTGTTGTCCTCAATGTCAAGTTCAGGCACATTCAATCCAGGACGAATCTTCTTCGTCAAACGCAAAATATCCTTGCGTGTTTCTGGCGTGTCTGCGAGCTGCTGCATTAAGCCAGCAAGCTCGTCTCTTTGTTCAAGTGACAGGTTTTCTAAAGACATTTTGTTACCCTCTTACCGTTGTTAGATGACTTTTTTGCCGTCAGCTGGCTTTTCAACTCTCATACCGTTTGTAGCTGCTTTTGTAGCACCTGACAAACCACCGAATTGAGAATAACGGGGCGTGTTAATCACTACACCGTTCTTTTGATTGTTGTCTGTGGGTCTACGGGGAGACGCTGCGCCTCTGGGTTTAAACAAATCCATGATTAACTCCTATTACATTGGGGGGGGCATACCACCGCCAGGAGGTGGGGGCATACCTGGTGGCATACCACCACCTGGGGGAGGTGGAGGGGGTGGAGGCATTCCACCACCAGGTGGTGTCATACCAGGAAGGGGTGCAGCCGCTAGTGACTTACTCTCGGGAGTAGCGCCACCAGCTTGGGGGAGAGACTGTAGCATCTGAATAATCTCAGACTGCTGCAACTCGTTTGTTTTGTTTTTGCGTGGACCTAGCACCTTGTTCAGCGTAGAGATGGCTGCCAAAATGGACTTGCCTTCTTCTGAGTCTGAACCGATAGAGGCCAAGGACTGCTCTAGCAAGTCTTGCGCCATTCCAAGGTTGATCATGGCAGCTTGTTTGCTACCCATCTTAGGTTCTGGGGTAGACATGGGAGAACCCATAGGAGGAGTTTCTGCATCTGGTGGGGCTGAACCCATACCAGCAGATGTAGGCAGTACAGGCGGGAGCGCACCAGCGGACTTAGGTCCACCCATTAACTCCATCAATTTGTCTTGCGGAACACTCATCTATTTCTCCTTGCCCTAGTTTGTAACCACTTACAAACTTTCTGTCAAGTGGTGGGGGGTGATTAGCGACAACCCCCCAAAGTCGTTAAGTGCAATTACTTGCGCTTATGTTTGCGTGCTTTGCGTGCCATGATGCAACTCCTTGAGCAGCGGCCACCTATTTAAAAGGGAAGGCAGCCATACCCTTCTTCTTTGCAGGAAGTCTTACCGTCTGGTCTTGCGACCACGTTTGTGTGCTTTGTACATAAACATCTCCAGTTAAGTTCTGGCGTAAGAGCGTTGTGTCCTACCACCAGACGAGTTTTTAACACCAGTTTGGCGGTATGTCAAACCAGGCCCTGACGATTCCCGTTTCAGAGTATCAGAACTTACTCTGGGCTGATCTGCACGGGGTTGAGTTTGTGGACCACCCACATTCTTAGTTGCCATGATTAACCCACCTTTTTCAGTTCTGGTTTCTCTTTATGAGATGGAGGAGCTGGGGGTTGCCCAGCTTGTTTTTCCTCCATACGCTTTAGACGTGACTTTAATTCTTCTTTCATGGGTGGTTCAATCAAGTCCAACAAGGACTCTTTGTCAATCACTCCAGCCTTGAAGAGATTAAAGGCCATCTGTCTGTTGTCTTCCATGAAGATGGGGGAGTTGCTGTGAGCGTCCACTTTCACAGTAAAGTTACTGGTGAATTGCTCTGCAATAAACGTGTGGCCTTGCGTGTCTTTAAACCTTGTATCGTCATAAAGCTGCATACATTTGAGGTATAGAGTTGCCAATTTCTCTAGACTGTCCTCGATAACGAGCGCACGCTTCTTTGTTCTTGATGAACCTAGACGAGCCAGTTGACTTGCATGACCTGCTGATCTCACCCCCGCTTCACCCTTGCCTGAGAGGACGTTGCCAATACCGCTGGCCTCCTCAAACATAGCATCCACTTCTTTAATTTCTGTAAATAGATCAGGTGGCATATTTGGGGCCATCTTCTCTACTTTTGCGTTTGGCATATCTGTAGAGAGTAAACCACCCGCACGGTTGAGTGCAAAATTCTTCTCGTCCAAAATGCCCGTAAATCCAATAAGTGCCGTGGGTGGGCTAACTTGTTTGGATAGCAAGTCTAGAATCTCGCTCATGCGTTTGTTTCGCAGCTGCTGCAAGAAGACCAGGCGTTGAACTTCTGATCCACCCCAGTAGTAATCGTAGAGCGGGTTAGGGCACAACTGCACAAATGGCAGTTCACCCTTCATAAAGAGGGACTCACCTGGGCGGTCATAGATGATCACGTCAGGGTCTGCCTTTGTGACTACACGGTAGTCTGCTAGTTCATCATCCCAGACCCACAGCTCAGTCATCTCAACTGTATCTTCTGAAACCTCGGCTTTGTATCTGTTGCCCCCTGCCAAGTCTAGGTTCACATTACCGTACATGGTAGGGTTAGACTGGGAGAGAATGATCCTCTCTAGGCCGCTTGCAACTTCTGTTCTTTCGTGTGGCATAGATCCAACACGGTTAACAATTTCTTCTCGTCTTGGGTGCGAGTACAGGCGTGCGTACAACTCAGACTTGGTGATGTAGTATTTTTGAATGATCGCTTCTTGGCGGTCTGTATAGGTAATGTCTTCACGCAACACGCCTACGGTGCCTGGTTCAACCATGTACGGGTGAATCCCGTTGTTCATGATTAACTTAACGTAAGAAGTACCGTAGACCAGTGACCAGGTGGTAGCGGTAGAAAACACCTGATCGGCATTGGAATTTAGCCACTCGTCATTGAGTGCCTTGGTAAGAACAGGCACTTTCTGGTGTTCGTTCTCAGGTATGGATGCACCCAAGTTAATGCTAAATCTGGTGGTTTCTGCTGAGTAGAGAAACGAGGTGAGCTGGTCTAGATGGGGAAAGATCTTATTGTAGAGGGCTGGGGCTTCATCAAGCCCGCTGCCAAACAAGTACCAGTTTCTCAAAGATGCGTAGTCAGTTTTGCGAGAGCCTAAAGAGACTTCACATTTGTAGATGATGTCTTTAAAAAACTCATCTCGATCTAGCGCATTCTTTGGAATCTTCATGTTTTTACTTTCAGACCCTCATGATCAACCATAGTCCCAGCACCCGCCTTGGGTGGTGTGAATTGTCCTATATCTCTGGGCATAATGGAAACAGATTCGTCTTTTACGGCCTTAAACTGCCCACCCATAACCGATTTAAGGTTAATGTTACCACCATTGCCCCACATAACGCTATCCCCAGGCCGTGGTTCTTTAGGTTGCTCTGCCATTCGCTTGTTGTTGGCCTCCATAGCCTCAGTTGCCTGGTTAAACTCCTTGTCTGACAGCTTATTTTTGCGTTTTAGGTAGCCAGACTGGTGCTCACCCGCTTTGGTGGACTTGATGTCGGTCATATCAAAGTCCATAGCCAGCTGCTGTAGGTTTTTGTCTGTTTTTGTGGTCTTGGAAGACTTTATAGCCACTGGTTGAAGAAAAACCACAGATAAAGCAGCATTACACCCCTTTATCGGGCACTTGGCCTCTCTAGACTCAAATACACCGTGCGATTCGCAGAAATAGTCCTTTAGAACACCCATATTACCCCCTTTTTGACAAAATATCGTTGAAATTGCTGTAATCATGCCTGTTTACAGCCCCTAGTTTGATTTTTGCTGCCCCACTTGATAGGTCAATTTTTAGCTGAGACACCATAGGAACAACTGGTTCTTTCCTAAAATCCACATATCTGTGACCTGAAAACTTACGCATGACCTTCACTCTGCCTGTTTTCCACATGGCATAAGCCCTGTTGACCCGTCTTTGGGTGTATTCAGTCAGCGGTCTGTTCTCTTTAACGAACACTTCTTCCATGTGCATCTTAGAAAGTCCCGCCAGTTCCCCAAATAGTTCAATAGAAATGCCCCTGTCCTTGTCCTTGAAGAACAATTTGATCTCTGTCATAAGCTGTTGCTTGCTAAGAGCGTGCGTCTTTTCCACCGTAGACTCCTATCATCTTCAAGTAGTTGGAGACATTCTTGCCAACTGCAAGTTGTTCTGGCGTGTACTCGTCTTGTTTGAGAGACATCTCCTTAGATAGACGCATACCGATTAGCCTTGGCTGCACTTGTTCTGCCCACGCAATGGTTGCTAGAGCAGCTGCTATCACTCGGTCATCCTTGCCACGGCCTGGTGCGCCTATAAACCCGTTCTCCCGCACAATGCCTTTCATCTCTTCTAGCGTATCCATGCTGTAAATGCCCATCATGCCACGTTCAAAGTAATCCTTCATGTAAGACAGCATACGCTCTTTAGAACTAGAACTGGTCACAAACCCAATGGAGGAGGACAGGCCACCCATGTTGTCCATGCGTCTCCAAATGTAGTTGGACATACTGCCCAGCACGTCCATCAAGCCTCTGCCCGTGTCCCCTGTCATTGCTGCAGCCAGGCGTTTGAGGTTTCTTAGTTCATTGATTACGGCTTGGCCTGGACCGTTCACTTCTAGGTTGAGCGTACTATTCTTGTATGCCCCCGCCAGATGAGCAATAACCCATGCGAATTGGTAGGTGTTGAGTTCTGATGTTGCAAACTCTGCCACTTGATCAAGACCATCCGCATAAACTCGAAACACCTGAATGCAGAATCTATCGGCCCAGTCTGATGATCCGTAGGCAGGATCTGCACCGATGACGTAGTAGGCTGAGTCAACTGGTTGTTGCCATATCCGCAGGGTAGCGAGACGATCTGTTGATTGAAGGCACTCTGTATCTTGAAAGAGTTGTCCAAATGCGTATCTGTAACACTCATAGTCCAACCCCTTTGCGTGCTTGGCTGCGTCTGTGCAGCGACTGTTAGAAAAGAAACTTGTTCCCGTCATCACAAACGCATAGTCCTCAGTGGGTGGAAACTCCTGGTACATAAGGGTTTCGTCCTTGATCCCCTCTGCCATCTTCCACCGCCACCAGGCCATTTGTCTGCTGTTGACCTCAACCCCGTACATCTTTTTGATTTCCCTGACCCACTCTTTCTCATCAGACTTGAGTTTGCCATCCCAATACACTTTGTACTCTTTGCTCTCAGCATCTACGCTGTAGTATTCGTTTCTCCACCAGCCACAGAAGATTGCACGCTGAGTACGGGCTTTCTTAGCGGTCTTGTACATATCATGGAACATATTGAACCCCTGTGCCGTGGACTCGAATAGGTAGAGTCGTTCAGGGTTCTTTTCTGCGAGTGAGGCGATGAGAGACGCTAGTCCTTCTTCATTTCCCCAGGATGCGGTCTCTGTACCATGTAGGTAAGTGATAGCCTTGCCTTGGCCCAGTCGAGCTTTGTTTCCCGCAATCTGGTAGAAAATACGACTTCTGTTCTTGAGGACCATTTGGTTGCGATTGTGGGCCACCAACGGAATCTTGTACTCTTTGGGTAAACCCTCAATGTACATTCCCAGTGTTGAGCGGAACATATCCCTGTTCTCTTCTGTATCTGCAACGAGTGTTCCTTGCCACCCAGGATGTGTGAACTGCCAATACAAATCCAATGCCAACGACACTGTGGTGATCCCCAGCTGCCGCCCTTTGAGTATGACGAAAAAGTGGACATCTTCTTTTAACCCCTTATCAATCTCACCCATCACATACGATTGAGTCCCCAGAAGTTTGCCCATCTTCTTGAGACCCTCTTCCTTGGTCTCAATCTTGAGTTCACTACAGAACTTGTAGAACTGCTGGAGGTTGAAGTTCATAGGGGTGTTCTACAGGGCAACATATTGTTGTAGTCAAACGTGTTGTTCCTAATGCCCTTACAGATGTTGTGAAACAAGGTTGCATTGTTGGGCATTCTGCCCTGGTACAAGTGAAACACCCCTCCCTCAAAGTGTGTGCCTATCCCGTACTTCCCGTAGGTATGCAAGTCCCACGCCCCCTCTTCTGGGGTCTTGAAGTAGTGGGTTGGATAAAGAGTCTTGTACTTGACCTTGTAAATTTCGGCAGCATAGCTCACGTTCTCTGCCACGTCACACGTCTCATTCTCACAAAATGACGGTCTTCCCATATCATCCCAAATGTCTCTGCTGATGGCTAGAAAGGCGGGGGCTGCATAGATATGTGAGTAGGGTGCAATATGATTGCTCACCTGGGCAATCCCCACCATGCTTTTGTTGTTTAGGGCAAACCCTATAGCCTTGTCCACAATCTCCTTGTTGGTGGGCACACAGTCAATGTCCAGAAACAACTTCACCTCTGCCATGCTGGACATCATGATGTTGTCCATCCAAATCCCGTGTGGGATTTCTTGTTCTGTGTAATTCACAGTCAGCCCCAGATGCTCACAGGTTTCTTTGTGAGCGTTGACAATCAGACGGTCTACATTAGGCCAGTGTAAGCAGTGAATCTGGGGTTGCATCATTTGTAAATCATCCTGGCTAGTTTATAAATCTCTACTGTCTTGTCTGTCATCATGATCATCTGTGAGTCAACGGGTGGCACTTCTCCTACCGCCTTGTAGTGCTGCACTACCCTAGTCGAGTAATTCACAGTAGGCTTTAATGATCTGGCTACCCTGACATTATGAGCCTTCACGTTTGCCCACATATGACGGTCTCCTACCGCACAGTCAGCTCTACTCTTGAACATCCAGTTGCGTGCCAGGTGGTGCGCTGTAGGCCCAAACAAATAACAGTTGGTATCATTAAAGTCATACCCGTCTGACTCCTCGTCCACGCACATCCACGAACCATCTTCTCTGTAGAGGTTTCTAGGACAGGTCACCACGTCCACGTTGGCCTCCTTCATGACCCCCAACATTGTCTCTAGGTGATTAGGTTCATACCAACAGTCTGCATCCAAAAAGGCAATGTAGTCGTACCCCTGTGCAGACGCTACCGCAGCCCCCACCCCTCTGGGCGTGTCTCCAAAATCAGCACTGTTGGGTATTGTGATGTGCTTGATCCAGGACAACTTTTCCACCACCTCATTAGGATACCCGTCTGCCACCATGAAGTGATCTACATGACTATGGGTCTGGTTGCCCACACTGGTCATGCAATTGGTCAGCGTTTCTATTTCTTCTTTGTAGTAAGGGGTAATAACCGCTATCCTCATTCTTGTTCCCTTGTGTTCTTATCCTTGAGTTTGGCTTGAACCGCAAGATATAAACTTTCCCAATCGTGATGCTCTGCAACTAATTTTTGTTTATCCTCATCAGTCAACCCTACCCATGTGCGTTGTGGTGCGACATAATTTGGCCCCGCCATGTGTTCGTGGAATTGCTCCCACGCCACAGGCTCATCTTTTTTTTCTAATGCTTCATCTTTAGCAATAGCATCAAAAATAGTGCGTACCATACCTTCGCTAAAATGTTCGCAGAGTAAAATAACTGCTTCGTCTTTAGTCATATGTTGCGCTCCTTCAGCTTGGTTTCTAAAGCTCTTGCATTTTGTTGAAAACTCATGGTATCCATGTATATTTGTTCAATTTCCTCATCCGTCAGTCCTACCCATGTGCGTTCTGCTGTAATGTAAAGAGGTACTGTATAGCTACCTTCTTCACGCTCATGTTCGGCAGGGCAGATTACATCAAGGATAACTCCGTCTTTTTCCATGCCCCACGCCACAGGCTTAACTTGCTCTTGTTTTGGTTGTTGTAGTTCTTCATTAGGGCATTTGCAAGTTCTTGGATTGCCTACATACCAAGATTCGCCACAATCTTCGCAACAAAACTTAAACATGATTTTTCTCCTTGAGGTATTTTTCGTAGTCGCTCATTAAAGATACTGCCGTTTTTCTGTCCCAGTTTGATGGGTAATACGCAACAACAAATTGCGCCTTTTCCTCATCCGTAAGTCCTACCCATGTGCTTTGTGGTGTGGTGTAAAGAGGTTTCCATTCTTGTGTTTCTTTTTTTAACGAAACACCTCGTTGATTTAAACCTTGTAAATACCACGCCACAGGCTCATCCTTCGCTTCTTGCTGTGGTGCAACATAACCAACCACTTCAGCATTGAAAGCAATCTGTGGTTTTCCCATGTCAGGATAAAACTGTTCCCAAGGCACAGGCTCTTGCTTCTCTGCGTCTGCGATGGCTTGGCGTAGGGATGTGGTTGCTTCATCAACTTGATCAAACACAAAATCATCCCCAGTAAGAGAACCATAACTTATAACGTTCTCCAACGCCTCAAG